CGCAGTTTTTAAGGCCAAATAAATAACTCTATAAATAAAAAAACCAGCGACTGTATCTGGGTTCCAAATTACGTGGGAACGGATTGACCGAAGGTCGAGAGAGAGTTCTGCGCGAATTTATCCGTGTGCTTGGGCCTGGCCGTATTGTCGAACTTTCGCACGAAGATTTACGGAAAAAATGGCCATCGCTTTTGAAAGAGGCGCAGAGAAAATCCCCGCAATTGCATCACGGGGCAATGCTTGGCCTGCAAAATGTTGGACTGATCGACAATGCCGAGCATCTAACTGTGCTCGGTTCAGAGATCTGCGCTGTTCTCGCACGAGAAATGCAGCTTCACGAAATTGAAAGCCATGGGGCGCCGCAGCCCGTGAAGTAGCCCGCGCTCTTCGAGTTCCGCAAAAGCCCCGCAAGCCGGGGCTTTTTTTCGTCCGGACGTAGCCGCAGTACACCCCGCTCCATCGTTGCCTCGCTGCGTATCTCCCCCCGTTTGATACGAACGCTCATCGTCTTGGCAAAAAACTATACGTTTTCGCATTGACATCCGTAATACGTAATCGTATAGTGTCTCCATCGCAACCGAGCCCAGCAGGGCAGATGGAGACCCAGCATGTACGCACATATCTACCGCGCAGCAGGCAAGAAAGTCCGCCTGATCATCAGCACCGGCCCGTCGATCGCTGAGGGCATCGTGTCCGAGGCGCTGTACGGCAGCAAAGTTGACGCGAAGACGGCCGCCAAAGCCGCCGGCGCTAAACCCTGGAACTTCTGACCGGTGCGCGACATGGACCGCACCCACAACCGCTTCACCGCCGCCGACCTCGCAGTCGCCATCCTGTCGGCCGCATGCGCCGTCGGCGCCGTCTACTGCGTGCTGGCCGCGCTGGGGAGCCTGTGATGGGCCGCCGCGAATTCGACAGCGAAGACTTCGACGCCCGCGTCGCCGAGCTGACCGAGCAGCTGGTGCGCGCCTGGAACCTCCGCCTGCAGGCCGGCGAGCAGCGCGCGATCAGCGACCTGCAGAACGTCGTGCTCGACCGGCTGACGCAAGCCGACGCGGCCGCGATCTTCGTTCAGGCCGTACAGGACGAAGCCGGCGCGGCGGAACGCATGCAGGCGCTGGCCACCGAAGCAATGCGTGCCGAGTGCGAGAACGACGCGCTCAAGCAGCTGGAGGCGGCGGAGCAGCGTCGCGCCGACTCCGCCCGCGACAACCGCATCGAGCAGCGCGTGTGGAACCACTTCTTCGCCGGGAGCCCGGTATGAGCACGAACACCACGACCGGCCGCCTGGAGGCGCTAAAGCGCGGCCTGGAATCTGCGCGCGACACGCGGCAGATGGAACCCCCGGCCAGCATCCGCCAGCAGCACGACATCTACATGAAGGGCCTGAACGACGGCGTGCAGCTGGCCATCGACGCGATCACGTGGGAGCTGCGCGCGATCGAGGCCGGGCAGGCGGCAGCGGCGCAGTAGTACGACGCCTCACCCTCGTAAGGGGTGGCCACACAGAAGGGGTGGCGTAGCCAGCCGAAAGGACTTTGATGCGACGCCTGCCGCGCTACCGGCACAAGGCGTCGATTCGGGAACTCCGCCCGATGGCACCACGGGAAGACGTGGCCCCTTCTGTGTGGTGAACAAGACGTCAGGCGACACGTCGAGCGGTATGCCGGAGCTGAGATCGCCACCGGCCACCACACGCGGGGAAGCATGGAGCAGCACAGTTCCGCGTAAAGGCAAAGCCATGCAGCAGTGCGATACGGCGGTACCCAGCCCGCGCCGGAGACGTAACCGGCACCGAACAACAACCGCCGGCGGCGCCGGCCAGAACGAGGAGCAGCATGGACGTCACCTATATCGAGTTCCTGTACCCGGGGACCTTCTTCGCCGAGAACAGCAGCCGGCCCGTGCCGCGCCGCGAACTGCCCGAAGTGATCCCGGGCCAGGCGACCGGCTACCGATTTTTCACGCGCGCCGAAGCCGAGCACGATGGCGAGAAGCTGGTCGGCCAGCCGAAGGATTACAGCGGCTGGACTTATTTCGGCACGGAGCACAGCGCCGAGGAAGTGCAGGGCCTGGACGATGACCGCTACCGCGTCCTGAAGTCGAACGTGCGAATCAACGGCTGGAAGCGTGTGGTGCAGACGACGTACGGTCAGTGGTATCCGCTGAACGACGACGATCGCGTGGCCCCGGATGCCGACGTGGAGCGCGCCAAATGATTGCCGCCCGCATCGCGCGCCGTCTGGTGCGCAAGGCCATGAAGCCGGCCGCGCTGTGGCTCACCGACCGCGCGCTGACCGCGTCCGCCGGCGAAGCCGCCCGGCTGCTCCAGATGCGCGAGGACATCGTCGGCCTCGTGCGCAGCGAACGCATCCGCGAAGTGCGCCTGATGGCGCGCCGCAAGCAAATCAGCACCTGGTAACCCACCAACGAGGAACCCATGATCCGCCACATCCTGAACCAGTACCGCCTGTCCCTGCGCGCCGGCTTCCGCCCCCGCAAGGCGGCCGCCCGCGCCGTGCGCACCTACGTTTTCGGCTTTTAACCAGAAAGGATCCACCCATGAATCAAGTAGTCGCCAGCCCGGCCAAGAGCCTCAGCACGTTCCTGGACAAGTACAAAGGCCAGATCGCGAACGCGCTGCCGAAGCACATCAGCCCGGATCGCATGGTCCGCCTGACCATGACGGCCTTCAGCCAGAACCAGGCCCTGCAGAAGTGCGACCTGCACAGCATTTTCGGTTCGGTCGTCGTCGCCGCGCAGCTGGGCCTCGAGATCGGTGTCGGCGGCCAGGGATACCTGGTGCCGTACGGCGGCAAGGCCACCTTCGTGCCCGGCTGGCAGGGCCTCGTCGACCTGGTGTCGCGTGCCGGCCGCGCCACAGTCTGGACCGGCGCCGTGTACAACGGCGACGAGTTCGACTGGGCGCTCGGCGATCGCCCGTTCATCAAGCACCGCCCGGGCGCCGGCGGCGACAGCTGGAAGGACATCTCGCACGTGTACGCCGTCGGCCGCGTGAACGGCAGCGAATACCCGGTGATCGAGGTGTGGACGATGGATCGCGTCGTGAAGCACCTGAACAAGTTCAACAAGGTCGGCGGTCGTCATTACGCGCTGGAGAAGAACGGCCAGAACATGGAGATGTACGCCCGCAAGGTCGTGCTGCTCCAGGTGCTCAAGTACATGCCGAAGTCGATCGAGGTTCAGCGTGCCGTCGACGTCGCGAACGCGGTCGATGCCGGCAAGCCGTTCACGATCGACAGTGACATGGTCGTCATCGACGAGCGCGCCGATGACCAGAACACGGTCGATCAGGACACCGGCGAAGTCGTCAACGCGGCCGGCGCGACCACCAGCACCGCGCATGCGGCGCCGGCACGCGGCGACCTGCCGATGTGCACGCCTGAGAAGTTCGAGCAGAACAAGAAAGCCTGGCGCGAGCAGATCGTCTCGAAGAAGAAGACCGTTCCCGAGCTCGTCGCGATGATCGAGACCCGTCAGCTGCTGACCGAAGTGCAGAAGCTGACGATCGACGCCTGGGCCCACGAAAACGACTGAACCTGCGGCATTCCCGCGCACGCGGGAATCCACTCTCAACCCCACCAAGGAACGCGACATGCAGATCCACAATCTCGTCCAGGGCAGCCCCGAGTGGCAGGCCTTCCGTCTCGAACACTTCGGCGCCAGTGAGGCCGCGGCGATGCTGGGTATTTCGTCCCGCGTCTCGCGCACCGAGCTGCTGCACATGAAGCATACCGGCACGCCGCAGGAGTTCAGCGACTGGGTGCAGGAACACATTTTGGACCATGGCCACTACGTCGAAGCGCTGGCGCGCCCGCTCGTCGAGGAGATGATCGGTACCGAGCTGTACCCGGTGACGTGCTCCGACGGCCTGCTGTCCGCCTCGTGCGACGGCCTGACCATGGCCGAAGACGTAGCCTTCGAGCATAAGCAGTGGAACGAAGCGCTCGCGGCCGCCATCGCCGACGGCCAGCTGCCGGACGAGTACATGCCGCAACCACAGCAGATCATGATGGTGACCGGTTGCAGCAAGGTCGTGTTCGTGTGCTCCGACGGCACGCTCGACAACTTCGTGCACATCGACGTGCTGCCGGATCCGACCTGGCAGGGACGTATCCGCACCGGCTGGGCGCAGTTCGCTGCCGATCTGGCCGCGTACGAGCCGCGCCAGTACGCCCCGAAGCCCGAGGCCGAGCCGATCATGTCGCTGCCGGCGCTGGCCATCCAGATCCGCGGCGAGGTAGCCGCCAGCAACCTGCCGGCGTTCCAGGCCCGCGCCGAACGCTTCATCGCCAGCATAAAAACAGACCTGGTGACGGACGAAGACTTCGCCAACGCCGAAGCGACCGTGAAATTTTGCGAGAAGGCCGAGGGCGACCTGGAGCAGGCGAAGCGCGCCGCGCTCGAGCAGACCGCCGACATCGCCGAGCTGATGCGCACGATCGACCACATCGCCGAGCAGCTGCGCGCCAAGCGCCTGACACTGCAGCGTACGGTGAAGGACAAGAAGGAACTGATCAAGGCCGGCATTCTGGCGAACGCGAAGCAGGCCTTCACCGACCACGTCGCGGAGCTGGAAAAGGAGATCGCGCCGCTGCGTCTCGTGTTCCAGGCGCGTGACTTCGCCGGCGCTATGAAGAACAAACGCACGCTGGCCACGCTGCAGGATGCCGTCGACACCGAACTGGCGAATTCGAAGATCGTCGTCAACGAAGTCGCCAATTCCGTGCGCCGCCGCCTGACCTGGTATCGCGAGCACGCCGCCGAGCATGAATTCCTGTTCGCCGACCTACAGGCCATCATCCAGAAGCCCGACGAGGACTTCCAGCTGGCCGTACGCACGCGCATCGATAGCCACAAGCGCAACGAGGCGGAGAAGGCCGAGCAGGCGCGCCAAGACGCGGCAGCGCTGGCCAGCGCCGCGCCGGCAGCCGCTGCTGCCGTGGAGCCTGCGCCGGCACCGGCGCCAGCCGCACAGGTGACGCGCATGCCGGTCGCACGCCCGGCCGCCGCCAGCAGCACGCCGCCCAGCCTGCGCCTGGGCCAGATCAGCGAGCGCCTGGGCTTCCCCCTGACCGGCGACTTCCTCGGGCGCTTGGGCTTCGCGCCGGCCGCCACCGACAAGTCGGCCCGGTTGTATCACGAGCGAGATTTCCCCGCGATGTGCGCGGCCCTTGTCGATCACATCAACGCTGTTGCCAACGCTGTTGCCCGGGCCCAGCAGGCTGCCTAACTCATCCACGAAAGCGAACCATGAAAAAAATTCTGTTCTACGACACCGAGACCACCGGCCTGCCGCTCTGGAGCCAGCCCAGCGAGCACCCCGACCAGCCACGCGTCGTGCAGCTGGCGGCGCTGCTGTGCGACGAGGAGACGGGCGAGGACCTGCAACAGATGAACATGATCATCCTGCCGGAAGGCTGGACGATCCCCGACGACGTGGCCGCCGTGCACGGCATCACGACCGAGCGCGCGATGGACGAAGGCATCGCCGCCGGCCACGTGCTGGAGCACTTCATCGATCTGTGGACGGAATCCGACCTGCGCAGCGGCCACAACGAATCGTTCGACATGCGCATGCTCCGCATCGAGATCATGCGCAGCCCCGTCTACAGCATGCAGTCGATCGGCGCGCCGGCAGTGCCGTTCGCCGACTACTGGAAGACGGCGCCGGCCTACTGCACCCAGACGAACAGCACGAAGATCGTCAACCTGCCGCCTACGCCGAAGATGGTGGCCGCCGGCCGCCGCGGCCCGAAGTCGCCGAACCTGGGCGAGGCCTACGAGTTCTTCACCGGCCAAACGCTGGACGGCGCCCACGATGCAATGGTCGACGTGCGTGGCGCGAAGGCCGTGTACTACGGCATCAAGAACCACCTGAAGAAGGCCGCGTGACATGGCCGGCCAGCGCCCGTGCCTGTGGACGGTCCTGCACTGCCGTGAGCAGGACTTCCAGCGCTTCCTCGGCGTCGACGGCGAGCAGGCCGCCGCGCGCCGCGTGAAAGAGGTCTGCGAGATCAGCTCCCGCGCCGAGCTGGACCGCGACGCGGCCGCGCAGGCGCGCTGGGATGAGCGGATCAGGCGCGCGTACCTCAACTATCAAAAGCAGCACCCCACCAACCACCAATAGGACCAGGAGATGTAACCCATGTTTCAACTGACCGAACACAAAGCCAAGCTGTCGAACGTGAACCCGCGCGCCGAGATGCACGGCGACCAGCCGAAACCCGCCTTCGACCTGATGATCGAGGCGGCCTGCCCGAGCACCGTGCTGAACGCCTTCCATCCCGAGCTGCGCGCCATGCTCTACAAGAAGGACGAGAACCCCGACCTGGTCGAACAGATCGAGGGCGACGGCATGACGGCGCTGCGCCTGCCGAAGCTCGGCTCCCTGAAGTGGGACCAGGAGTGCGCCGGGTACACCGTCACCGTCGATTACGGCCTGGGCGGCGACAGCAATATCGTGCTGGGCGATGTGAAGGTCGACAAGTTCAAATTCACCGCGCAGGAAGGCGGCACCGTCACCGTGTCGTGCCGCATGATCGCGCACCCGGACGAGAAGGTCATCGGGCCGCTGTGCAACTTCATCCAGCGCGACATCATCCTCAGCATCACGCCGCCCGAGCCGACCACCGTGCACGAGCTGTTCGGCGACGACGCACCGAAGAAGGCGGCCTGATCATGGCGCGCGGACCTGTACAGATTGGCGCGCTCGGCTCCAAGGTGGCTCAGCAGGCCGCGCGTGCCGAAGCCGTCGCCAAGATCACCGAATCGCTCGCCGAAGGACCGAAGACGATGGCCGAGCTGCTGGAGGTCGTCAAGTGCTTACAGCCGACCA